TTCTATTGAAGGCTTCTTAGGGATGAAATTATCGGAACAAATTAAATTAAATACTATGAAATTACCTGATGGAGAGCATCTTATTGAAGGCAAAATCTACATTGTTACAGATGGAGAAGTTGTTGAGATTAAAGATGTACCAACCGAAATGACTGCTGACCCAGTAGCTGAAGAAGAAGAAGCTGTAGCGGCTGAAACACCAGTAGCTGAAGAAGAAGAAGAAGAGGCAGACACAGCAGTGGCTATGGCTGTTGACCCAGCATTAGATGCTGAGGCTATTATCTCTATTGTACGCCCTTTATTAGAGGAGCACATGAATTCAGTTATTGCTATGATAGCTGGATTGAAAAATCAAATTGAGGAATCTATAGCAGTAGAGACTGAAGAGGAAGTAGCTAGTGTAGCATTGACTGCTCACGAAAAATTTAAAGAATTTGTAAAATTTTCAAAATCAAAATAAAATGAATCGTAATTTAAAATTTAACTTGGACATTGACGCAAATGCGTTATTAGCTGCCAACCCTGAGGAGTTCTATTCTAAGGCATATTTGTCTAGTCCTGATATCCCAAACAACTTTAGAACTTTACCAGGTGTAAAATCTAAGACCAAATTAGCAAATGTAGTATTTGGTCAAGTATTGCAAGCGTACAACTGTGCGTTTTCTCCTAGTACAGATGTACTTGATGCTATTGACATTGATGTATGTTCTTTATCAGCAATGGCTGAGCTTTGTCAATTTGACTTAGAGCAATCATTCTTGGCGTTGCAAATGACTAAAGGGTCTAACGGTGACTTCACTGTACCTTCATTCATGTCTTACTACTGGAATGAAATGTCAATGGTAATTGGTCAAGATATTGAGTTATTAAGATGGCAAGGTAATGATGCATCTGAGGATCCATTATTATCATTGTGTACTGGCTACTTATTTCCAATGTTCTATGATGCGGCTATCACTGGCTTGTACGATGGTGTAGTAACTACATCAAATGTATTGACTGTGATGGAATCTGTATTGAATGCGGCTCCTAATGCTATTGTACGTAGAAAAGCTGACTTAAGATTTTATGTGTCTACCAATGTAGCTAACGCTTATGAGTTGAAAGCGGCAACTGGTAACACTCAGACTTATGTTACTTTACCTTTAGGATTGACTTTCTTAGGAATCAATGTAGTGACTTGTGAAGGTATGCCTGACAACACAATCTTGTTGACTTTGAAAAACAACCTAATCTATGCATTTGATGCTGAAGGTGACTCTAAGGCTTTAAAAGCTATCAACTTGTCTGACTCAATTGCTGAGCCAGTGTTGAGAACTCGTGCTAACATGAAGGTAGGTTTTCACTACACTAACCCATCTGAGATAGTGTTGTACAACGCATTCTACATCTAAGACATATAAGGGAGGTAGTAATATCTCCCTATTTTTTAACTTTAAAATATAAGAAAATATGTGTGATGCACTTCAAACCATCCAGAAAAGTTGTGACAACAACACTGGTGGAATTTATAAATTTTACGTCAATCTACAAGATAATGTAGACATGACAACCTTGTCAGTTGACCCAGCTAATGACTACTTAATTGACACTTTAGACTTAGTAGGTGGAGCTGATCCATTTATTGAATTTGAATTCAGACGTAACACTTCAGGCTACACAGAAGACTCAAACATTGACTTGATCAATGGCTCTTCATTTGTTACTCAGACTATCAACTTGATGTTTCACAGACGTGAGTCAATCAAGTCTAGTGCTATCAAAGTGTTAGGCTCAGGTCAGCAGTACTTAAGTGGTATTGTTCAAGATGCAAATGGCTTATATTGGTTTTTCCCATTTTTGCAGTTGACTGCTACTGGTGAAGGCTCAGGAACAGCTAGAGCTGATGGTAGTAAATATTCAATTACGCTCCTTGCGGAAAATGAGTTTTTGGCATATCAAATGGAAGAGTCAGTAGTGACTGCTTTATTGGTGGCTCCATAATCTATTCTTTTCTCCATAGATAAAGAGGCCTTGCAGAAATGTAAGGCTTTTTTTTAATTAAAATTTTCGCATCATACAATATAGGTATGATTTATCTTGAGAAAGACTCAACTAATAGCTTTGTGCTGACCTTAACTGAGGTCACAACCTTATCAAATGCTTACTATTTATTTGAGTTTGAGGATGAGTTTAACACAACACCCAACCCAATATACTGGCAAGGTGCTGACACTTCATTGTGGCCTTCAAGATTTAACCTATTCACTATTGAAGACCCTATCGACATTGACTTTATTAAAGGTCAGTACAGGTATAAGGTCTATGAAAGCTCTACTCCTACATTAGATCCAATTGGATTGAACATGATTGAAGAGGGAAGGCTTGTAGTGGCTGGTCCAATTATTAATTCAATTTATGACTAATGGCTTGGTATAACAGATTCATAGGCACTAAGCCTCAGACAACAACAGAAGTAGTAGAAGGCTATCAGTCTTTCTCTACACCATTTGGTAGGGTAGGTGATGCTAACTTGTCACTCCCTTATGTTAATGGTAGATATCAGATAGCTGGCTACATTCCATTTGGTCAAGATAACATGTTTCCTGAGCTATTAAACCAGCTCTACTACACATCACCTTTACATGGTGCAATAGTGGACTTTAAGACCAACTCAGCAGTAGGTGGTGGCTATACTCTTAAGAGTGAAGGAATGACCAATGAGGACAAGCTCAAGCTGTACACATTTGAAAAGAAAATAAAACTTGGCAAGGTAGAAAGAGCAATTGCTCAGCAGTTGACAGTACATCACAGAGTTTACTTCAAGCTGTGCTACAACGCAAAGAGAGAGCTGTACAAGATATACAATGTATCACCTGAAAAGGTAAGAATTGCTAGAGATAAGCAGACATATTTTTTATGTGATGATTGGTCAGCTAGAATTGACGTAACATCTATAAAAAGATACCATCCTACCAATAGTGACCTTGAGCAATTGTATGTGTACGAGATTATGACACTAGGTCAAGAATGGTATCCACTACCACAATACACTAGTGCTCTAAATTTTGCTTTCCTTAGTGGTGAGCTTAGCTACTTTGCAAAAAGCAACATACAAAATAGTGTTTTTCCTTCATTTGCAATGATGTTTCCAAAGAGGCCACAGTCAGAGGAGGAGAAATCAATGATCAAGCATACCATTGATAGGCTTAAGGGTGCGGCTAATGCTGGGAAAGCTGTAGCATTCTTTGCTAACTCAGCGGACCAACTACCAAAGATTGAATCACTACCTACTAATGGCAATGATAAGCTGTTTCACGAGGCATCAGCTTTGAATACTGAGCAGATTTGCTTTGCTCACACAATTGATCCTATCCTTATGGGTGTTCGCACTACTGGAGCACTAGGTGGAGGTGCTGATATCAAGCAGGCGTATGTCATATTTGAGAAAAATGTAGTCATGCCATTGAGATATCAAGTTGAGGAGATAGTTAATGAGCTTTTGGAGATCGCAAAGATACCAGGTGAATATACAATTAACAACTTTCAAATTATCAATGAGACAATTGTTGAGATTGAAGGTGATGCATCTAAGACAGCTGATGCAATCAACTCATTGAGTCCATTGGTAGCTACAAAAGTACTTAATGCAATGACTCCTAATGAAGTTCGCTCACTTGCATCCTTACCTCCTATTGAAGGTGGTGATGTTATACCAATTGAAACACCAGCAATATGATCTACTTTATAACTGAGACCTATCTAAAGGTTAACACCCCTATCACAGCGAATGTAGATGTAACAGATGTGACTCCTTATATAGCAACTCAAGCACAGCTTAGAGTGATGCCTATCTTGGGTACAACTTACTACAACTATTTGCTTGCTGCATACAATGCTCAGACTCTTACCAATGATGAGGAGACACTTGTTACCTTTATTCAACCAGTAATCGCTTGGAGAAGTGCAGAAGATGCTATCTTTGGCTTGACTTATCAGCTAAAGAATAAAGGCCTACAGACACAGTTCGGTGATTTCTCAGCATCAGTGAGCAGAAGTGAGGTAGCATTTGGTATGGAGCACTATGCACAAAAAGCATCATTTTATGAGCAGAGATTAATTAGATACTTGATAGCAAATAAAGACCTTTATCCTGGCTTCACAGATGCCACTAACAGAGACACTGACCTTAGACCAATGATAGACCAATGCTCTTGCAATTGTGTAGGTCAATGTCATAGTGGATGCCCTTGTGGTGGAATGAGAGAGAATGGATATAATAATTCAATACTTATACTCTAATGGTATTCAACGAGATAGCATTTACAATTATTACAGTTTTATTATCAGCTATAGGATACTTTCTTAAAGGTGTACATAGTGAAATTAAGGCTATAGTAAGTGAACAGAAAGAGATAATAGCTGACGTTAGTCATCTTAAAGGCAAAATTGACCTGGTAGACAATGAGGCAAGATTCAGAAGTGACTCAATTGAGAAAATGACACAGCTTGAAATCAAACATCTAGCTGAGCACATCAGTGAGTTAACTCAATCAGTTAAGAAACTAATCGAAATACAGATAACAAGATGACACTAAGAGACAGATGGTGTGCCAAGACTCCTAATTTTTGGCTTAGAGTTCGCAATTTATCAATCACTATAGGTACTATTGGAGCTGTCTTATTGACTTCACCATTCACACTACCTACTATTGTAGTAGATATGGCTGGATACTTAGTAACAGCTGGCACAATTGGAGCTACTCTATCTCAACTAACAGTACAAAAATAATGGAAATTCTGTTAGCATCTGTATGTGGTATGTTGTTAGGACTAATTGCAATTTATTATTATGAAATATAGTTGGTTAGAAGAGGAGAAAGCTCCAAAAATATTAGTACAAGCTATCAAGTTGATAGGAACTAAGGAGATAGTAGGCAAGCAACACAACCCTATCATTTTAGATTGGGCTAAAGAGCTTGGACTTAAGGCATACACTAATGATGAAATCCCCTGGTGTGGTCTATTCATTGCTTACTGTGCTCACAAGGCTGGTGTTGAGGTAGTAGATGCACCATTGTGGGCATTGAACTGGGCAAAGTATGGCACACACGTCAATCAACCAATGCTAGGTGATGTACTAACTTTCAAGCGTGATGGTGGTGGACATGTTGGTATCTATGTTGGTGAAGATAAGACTCACTATCATATCATTGGTGGAAATCAAGGCAATGAAGTTAACATTATGAGGATAGCTAAGACTAGACTACACCAAGCTAGAAGAACAGCGTGGAAAATAGCACAACCAGCTAATGTAAGAGTAATAAAATTAGAGAGTCAAGGTAGAATCTCAACAAACGAAGCATAATGAAAGAGCCAAAAAAGAAAAAAGACATCAACATCAACATTGACACTAAGAATGTTGACATTAAAGTGACACGTAAAGATGGTGTTACAGACGTTAAAGTAGACACTCCCAAAGTAGACGTAGACTTTCATAAAGAAAGTGACTCTAAGAGCCTTAAAATAGACACAGACAAGGTTGACGTACAAGTCACCAATGGTGAGCTTAAAGTAGATGTAAATGAGCAGTCAGGCTTTGTAGGTAAGTTAATAAAATTCTTGCTTAGAAGAAAAAAATAGTTATATTTGTACGCATGTATATTGTTTGGTTACAATAACACACCCTCTTTGCCTCTTCACAATGCACACTAAGAGGGTTTTTTTATGCAATCAAATGTTAAAATATGTTAAAATGTTTGCATATATGAAAAGAGTTAATAACTTTGTTTCATAATTATTAACCAAAACAATAAATCATGGAAGGAAAAATCGTTTACTTATTAGTGCTTTACAGCATAGTAGCAACAATCAAAATTTTAACCCTTAAATCAAAATAACATGCAAAATTTAATCAAACACATCATTGAACAAGAGAAACATTGCTGGGACATGTATCTATTTTCACTAAGCCAATTTGGTAAAGACTCAGAACCAGCAACAAGATGGAGATCATACTGGCATACATATTCAGACATGATTAAACAGTTCAACTTGACTGCTCCTACTAGGAGAAATAAAAGCACATTCAAGTACAAAAAGTACACAACTGTTAAAATTTGTGAACTATGATTTGCCCTGATTGTAATGGAGAAGGTACTATTGAGGTACACTTCTGCACATTTGGAAATGAAATTCACTACACTGAAGAGGAGTGTGGATGTAACAACGGAGAAATTGAAGAACATGAACTTAGCTGATATTGAGTCCTACTGGACTAAGAGAGGTCACTTTGACATCCTACTATACATTAACTACTTAAGAGCTAAAAATGAAAACATACAGAGTAACAATGAAAGACAAGTCCTTCAAGATAGTGAAGGCATACGATCAACACCATGCCATACTACTAGTGGACAGATGGCCAGTATTAATCTTAAAAATTGAGGAGCTATGACACCTAATGAAATCATAAGACAAAGATTCCCTCACGAAAGGACTCAAGGCATTGCTGATGACTTAGGATTGACTTATTCTCAAGTAGCTAATAGAGCATTTACAATGGGACTTAAGAAGACATTAGAGTTTAAAAGGTCAGACTCATCAGGTAGACAGAATTTAATTAATGGTGGTAAAAAGTTTAGATTTACACCTGGACATACACCATTTAATAAAGGTAAAGAAATGCCTACAGAAGTCTATGAGAAAGTCAAAGCTACAATGTTTAAACCAGGTAATAGACCACATAACTGGAAACCTGATGGAACTATAGTAGAGAGAAAAGATGCTGATCAAAGTGGTAGAGTATATCTGTACTACAAGATAAAAGATAGCAAGTGGATTCTTTACCACAATAAAATATGGATTGATGCTAATGGATCAATTCCTAACAAGCACATAATAACGTTTATAGATGGTAACACCAGGAACTGTCAATTAGAGAACTTACAATGCATAAGTATGAAGGACAATGTCATAAGGAATAGCATCCAAAGATTCCCTCAAGAAATACAACAAGTAATAAAATTAACAAGTAAACTAAACAAGAAAATAAATGGCAAGAAACAAAATCAGTGATCTACGTGACCACATGTTTGCAGCACTAGAAAGACTTAATGATGAGTCTTTAAGTAATGAACAGATTAAAGAAGAGGTAGATAAGGCAAAGGCTATCAGCTCCATTGGTTCTGTTATCATCAACTCAGCTAAGCTAGAGGTAGACTTTATCAAAGCTACTGGAAGGATAGACTCAGACTCTGACATCTTTAAGAATATTGACCAAAAGAAACTATCATGATAGAAAAAATCAAATACATGATTGAGCTACACAACCTGACCAGTAGTGGTAGACAAAGAGACCTGGTGTACAAGCGAGACTACATTTTCTCTGAGCTGTTTAAACTCAAATTTAACCTATGCGAGATAGGTAGAATGCTAGAAAAGCATCATGCAACTGTATTGAATGGACTTAAAGTTGACAATCAGTTTCAAAATTGTGACAAGATTTATGATGATGCAATTGCACCAATCAAAGACTATCTTTATCCTAGTGATAGACCAATTGACCTACCTAAATACTCTATTTATCAAGATGTTATCAATTGCAACAACACAACTGATTTAAAGATAATTAAGCAGAGAATAGAGAATAATCAGTATAGGGAGCGTGACAAGTGACAACTTCTCTTATAGTGGATAGCTAGACTTTTTTAAAAAAAGTAGGGGACACCCCAAAAAAAAGTTGTCTAGTTGTCACGCTTTTGCTGTAACTCAATACCAGTATAGTTTATAGGCGTGACAAGGAATTTTAAAGTTGTCCCATAGTTGGCACGTTTGTCACGCATTTGGATAATTAAATTTTATTATTACATTTGCAAAGGGGTTTTGGAGGCATCCATTTAAAAAGTTTTCTTGCTACTTTTCCCCTTCTTTTTTTTTAGCAAGAATAAAAGTAAGAATTATGAAAAAAATATCTGTATTCAAGTCATTGTTTAACTCGAAAGAGACTCCATTCAATCTTAATCTAGCTGAAGTAGTTGCTAGAATTAAATTAGGAACTCCTCAACTTATTGAAAAAATTAATCTAATTAGATCAGTAGATAAGAAAGACCCTAAGTATTCAACAGCTAAAAAGGGACTTATTGCAATTATGTTTAATGGCACATTTTCTGAAAGAAATGCAAAAGGATTGATTGAGCACTCAGGACTTTGTATCTTAGACTTTGATGGTTATCCATCTACTGAGATAATGAAAGCTGAGAGAGAAAGATTAATTAATGACCCCTATGTAGTGATAGTATTTACTTCACCTGGTGGTAATGGACTTAAAGCTGTTATAAGAATACCTGAGTCAACAGCTGTAGAGCATAAAAGAAGATTTTTAGCCTATGCTGAATACTTTAAGTCTGACTATTTTGACTCAAAAAATCAAGATGTTAGTAGAGTATGCTTTGAGTCTTATGATCCTGATATCTATTACAATGAATTCTGTTTAGTGTTTGAAGGAATTACTCAAGATAAAGGATTTGATTACATTGAGAAGCCTCCAGTGTGCATACTGCAAGATGAGAATAAGAAGCTAGAACTTATTGAAAAGTTTAAATTTAAAACTTCTTTTATAGATGGTAGTAGGAATCACTTTATTTTTGAATTAGCATGTTGTCTTTGTGACTATGGTATCAATCAAGATGTAGCTGAACAATATCTATACAATAAGTACACTACAAATGAAGACTTCACTCACTCTGAAATGTTATCAGCTATCAAGTCAGCTTATAAAAAGAGCAACTTTAACAGCAAGTATTTTGAAGACAAGTCTACTATTGACAGAATAAAACTAAAAGTTAAGAATGGTGTGGATGATGAGCAAATTAAGAAGGACCACAACATAACCACAGAAACTCTTATAGATATAAAAGAAGATACTGGTAGTGATGACATTTTTTGGACTGTCTCTAAAAAAGAAATAGTTGATATTGAGCCATTAAAATATAGTAACTTCTTAGTAAAAAATGGATTTAACAAATTTTATCCTGAGAATGCTGAGAAACCTACATTTGTCAGAGTCATTGAGAATAAAGTTAGGCTTTCTTCTGTAGAACAAATTAAAGACTTTGTACTTACTTACCTTATCAAAAAGGGACACATAAACATTTGGAATCATTGCTCTAGGTCACCTTATTTATTCTCTGAGAATCATCTTAACATGATTGACTCAGTTAGTCTTAAAATGTTGCAAGATGGTCATGACTGCTCATATCTACCATTTCTTAATGGTGTTGTTAAAGTTACTAAGGATGAGTCTAAGATGTTAAGCTACATTGATGTTGATGGCTATATTTGGGAGAATCAAATTATAAATAGAGATTTTCACCTGGTGAATGACTTTAATAATGACTTCTATGACTTAGTTCAAAAGGTATCTAACGAAGAGCCCAAAAGAATAGCTGCATTACAATCTACACTAGGTTATTTAATTCATGGCTATAAAGATAGGACCAATCAAAAAGCAATTATCTTTAATGATCAAGAAATAGATGAGAATCCTAATGGAGGTAGTGGTAAGTCTTTAATGTTGACAGCTCTTAATCACATCAGAAAGACAGTTAAGATAGATGGTAAAATGTACAATCCTAGTAAGTCAGACTTTTTATATCAAAGAGTCAATTTAGATACTCAGATTTTAGCATTTGATGACGTAGTTAAGAATTTTAACTTTGAGCAATTATTTATGATAGTATCTGAAGGAATAACTGTCAATCGCAAAAATAAAGATGAGGTGTTTATTCCATTTGAAAGGTCTCCTAAGATAGTCATAACTACTAACTATGTTATTCAGGGAGCTGGAGGTAGTCATGATCGTAGAAGACATGAGATTGAGTTTTTTCAATACTTCAACTCTAATAACTCCCCTCTTAAGCATTACGGAAAGTTATTATTTGACCAATGGAGCACAGATGATTGGCTAAGGTTTGACAATTACATGATTAAAAATCTACAATTATACTTAAGAGAGGGATTGACTAAGTCAATAGGTATCAATGCTGATGCAAAAAGATTTATTCAAGCTACTAGCAAGGACTTCTATGACTTTATTAGTGAGAATGAACTTGTTAAAGATGTCATGTACTATAACAGCGAATTATTAAGCTCATTTGAGCTAGATTACAATTATAAAGACATGACTCCTCAACGTTTCTCTAAATGGCTACTTGAGTATGCTAAGCATAAAGGCTATAAAATAACAAAAGATAAAAATCACAAAGGTAGATACATAATTTTTTCAGAACTATGACCAAAGAAAATTTAATGGTGACTATCTCAGGAGGTAGGTCATCAGCTATGATGGCAAGACACATTCAGATGAGTGATAAGTATAAAGATTTTAATAAAGTGTATGTCTTTTGTAATACTGGAATGGAAAGACCTGAGACAATACAGTTTTTAGATAAAATTGAGAAATACTGGCAAATTCCTATAATTAAAATTGAAGGGATTTATTCTAATGATTTAGGAACTGGAATAAAATATAATATTGTAAGTTATAATGAATTAGATATGAGTGCTCAGACTTTTTCAAACATGATAGAGCATAAGACAAAAGGTATTTTTAAAGGGATGCCTAATCAAAATGCTCCATATTGTTCTGAGAATTTAAAAACAACACCAGCAAAAAAACTATGTGATGATATTTTTGGAGTTAACAACTATAAAATAGCTATAGGCTTTAGGAAAGAAGACATGCCTAAGAGAATAAGCTGGGCTGAAATAAAAGAGGATAAAAAAAGAATTTATCCTTTATTAACTGATTTTGACTCTCCAATATCTCAATTAGACTTGAATAAATACTGGGATAAGCAAGAATTTAAATTAAATCTACATGGGAAATTTGGCAATTGTGAACTGTGCTGGAAAAAATCAGATAGTAATTTAGTAGAAAATATTAGATTTGGCACACGTTTTATTGACTGGTTTAATGAACAAGAACAGAAACATAGTACTACATCATTTAGAGGTCATAAATCTATCAATGATTTGGTTAAATTGTCACAATTGCCACAAAACTTAACAATGGATTTTAGCACAGATGATGACAAATGTGTGTGCTCTTTTAATTAATAACTATGACCAAAGAAAACAAAGCTAAACTCAAGGCCTTAGAGCTTGAGACTATGATGGCTAAGTCATCAATGAACCCAAAGTACTTACCATCTACAGAATGGTCAGATAACTCAGCTAATAGCCTGACTAAGTCTATAATCTTTTACATCAATGCTACTGGCAACCAAGCTGAGAGAATAGGCAATCAAGGACAATATAGAGAAGGAAATAAGATACAAGTAGGAACTGGTGAGATAGCCTATACAAAGCAGTTACCAGGTAAGTGGACACCAGGACAAGGTACAAAGGGCACAGCTGACATCTCAGCTACTATAAATGGTAAGTCAGTCAAGATCGAAGTGAAGTACAAGCGTGATGTTCAGTCTCAAGTACAGAAAGACTATCAGCAAAAAATAGAAAGTGCTAAAGGGATCTACTACATTGCTAGAGATTTTGATACGTTTGTTGAATGGTATGATAAAATAAATCAATAAAATAGTTGCACAACTAAATAAAATTATTACATTTGTAAACAATTAAATATATATACATGCAAACAGAAGTAACCAAAGTGCCATTGTGGACTAAGATTCACAAGGCAAAAATGAGCATTGGCAAGGTTGTTAAGAACAGCACCAATCCTCACTTTAAAAAGAGCTATGCAGACATCAACGCATTGCTTGAGACAGTTGAGCCAATCCTTCACGAGAATGGACTGCTCCTATTACAACCTATCCATGACAAAATTCTGAGCACTCAGATAATTGACATTGAGTCAGGTGAAATGATAGAGAGCTGGTTAACACTACCTGATAACATTGATCCACAAAAAATGATTAGTGCAACAACTTACTACAGAAGAGCGACACTACAATCACTATTGAGCCTTCAAGCTGTAGATGATGATGGTAACTCAGTTAGTTCAGCTACTAAGCCATCACTAACAGATGACAGATTCAAGGAAGCTCTTAAGTCAATTGAGTCAGGAAAGTACACCGCAGAGAAATTAAAATCAGATTTCAGTTTAACCAAACAACAATTACAAGCACTATGAAATGGCATCCATCATCACTAGGTAAACTTATGACAGAGTCACGCACTAAGTCAGAGACACTATCACAGACTACTAAATCTTATATCGCTAACAAGGCAAAAGAGGACTTCTTTGGCTACAATTCATTTGTATCTACAAAAGCAATGCAGAAAGGCACTGACTGGGAGCATGAGTCAATAGAGCTTGTCAATCAGATTAGAGACTCATTCTATATCAAGAATGAAGATACTATTGAAAATGACTGCCTAATAGGTACTCCTGATATTATCCTGGACAATTCAATCATTGACATCAAGACTTCATGGTCATTAGAGACTTTCCCAGCTATCTCAGCAGAAGGAATTAATAAAGACTACGAATGGCAGTTGAGAGGGTACATGATGCTATGTGATAAGGCATCAGCTGAGCTAATCTATTGCATGATTGACACAGATGACTTCTTGCTTTCTGATTGGGATAATAAATCTATTCACAAAGTATCTCACATTGACCCTAAGAAACGAATCACAGTATTACAGTATGAACGTAACATTTCAACAGAAGAGTCCATTAGAGAGCGTCTTTTAGCTTGTACTGAGTACTACAATGAATATTTTGTACAATTAAACTGTAAATAATGGAAAAATCCTACTTCATTATTGAGTCAAGCCTAGAGAATCTCAAGTATGCTAGATACTCAGCTAAGACATTCAATAAGTCAGGTCATGACTATTGTATTTTGGTCACAGAGAACTATGATCAACTAGATGTTAGGAAAGTAAGCAAAGAGGAATTTAACAATTTAAACAATAAGAAATGATTGAACTAAACAAAACGTACAAGAACCTAACTAGAGACCAGTTAGTGATGCCTATCTCAGATAAGGCTGGCATGGTGATTTATCAAGTAACTAAGCCTACTACAGATAATACAATCAATGAATTCAAGTGCACAACTGCAAGATTTTTAAACCTATATAAATTAACAAAATGACAGAAAAAGAATTTTATCAACAAGCAATGATTGCTGCAATGCAAGGCTTGTTATCAGCAATCGGAAATGGCTATGAAGCTGAGTACGTACATCCTCATTCAACTATAGCAGCTATGGCTGATGAGTATGCAAAAGCTCTAACAATAAGAGCAGAGATTGAAGTACAGAAAATGA